TCTCTATCTGCTTCTTCTAACGCAGTTAAAGGTCGTAATTTTTCCATATCTTCATGATATTTTGCTAACGCAACAGAGTCATAATATCCAACAGCTTCACCCCATTGTTCTACTTGCTCTCCAAACCACCTAGTTTTTTCTTCATCTGATGAACCAGATAATTTTTGACCCCATCTAAATATCATAGATTTTGTGTCATTAAAACCACCAAAAAATCCACCTAATTCTTCATATTTAGGTGCAATAGTTTCATAGTATTTAATTGTAGCTTCTTGTTCTGGCTTTGATTTATTAGAATCAATAGCTACTATGCCAACACCTTCTATAAATTTAAAAGCCATGTTATGTTAATGTTCCTGTTGGTACAATCCAACTACTAACATTATCATCTGTAACTCCAAAGTTATTCATAGATGTTTGAGAAGCACCTTCTACTTGTAACATCTTATTTATTCTAGCTTCATATGCTTCATTAGATTCATTGTTTCGTTGTGAATGTTGTGATTTTAAATATGTTCTTCTAGCTTCAATAGTATTACTATCAGCATTATTTAAACTACTTTCGCCTCGGCTACTTTGTTCTTTTACTAATAATCTAAGATTTTCTTTTTGTATTTCTGACATTTTTTTAGTATTTTGTAAATCTATTATAGATTGTGCTAAAACTGCATCATCTATTAATTCCATATCATTTGGTCTTAATTCAGTACGGAACTCTGGATTTACTACCATAGTTGATTTATTACCTGTAGTATCAAATTTAACTACAGATTGTAAAAAGTTTACAATATCTGTATTGCCAAATTGTGTTAAGTCTTGGAAAAAATCTTGAGTAAATGTTGCATCGTTACTCATAAGTTTTTTAATATCAGTTTTACTAATATTGTCCATTCTTAAACGATTAGCATAATTATCAATTTGACCTTGTAGTTCTGATTTAGCATCTTTTAACATTCTATTAATGTCAACTGGTGTAGCTTCTTCCCAATCAGCATCAGTATAGCCATACAATTGTTTAGCATAAACTTCAACTACTGGTCTAGTTAATAAATTATTACTAAGTGTTTTACCAACATTTAAATAGTCTTTATCTGTACTTGTATTTTTTTCAATTTCAGTTTTATAAAGTTGATTAGCTACTTCTGTAATTTGAAAAGAATAATCTGTTAAACCAGCTTGAGCAAATTCTTTTGCTACATTTCTTAATTCTGTAGATGTTCTAGGGTCTGGGTTACGACTCATTATGTCATCAATAATATCTTGTTTTTGCATTGCAATTTGTCTACCACCTAACATACCACCAATTGCTTGACCTTGCATATCACCTTGTAATGCTGTACTTGCTGTCATAGGTGCATACGCTGTCCTATCTAAAGCACCAAAAGCCATTGCTCTTTCATTCATAGAATTATTAAGAGAATTTTCTACATCAAATCTGTTGCTTAAAATCTCTGTATCTAATAAACCCATATTATCTCCTTATTTAAATAGATTGCCTAATTGACCAAACAATCCGCCACTACCACCTGAATTACTCATTCCCATCATATCCCACAAACCTTTATTTCTTGTAGCATCTCTTGTAGCTAGTTGATTTGCAATATTAATTGACGCACCAGATACTCCGCTTCCCGTAATGTTTGCACCTGCAGCATATTGTCCACCTGCTGCTAACATATTATTTGGTTGTCCTGCTAAAGTAAGAGCATTAGACAAATCTGTTGATTGTCTACCTCTTTCCATATCCAATATAGATTGTGATGTTTGTAAAGCATTAGCAAGTGCTTGTTGATTTTGCATACCAATACTTGTTTCTAATGCACTTCTTTGTTGACCACCACCAGTAGAACCTAGCATACCTCTAGCTATTTGTTGCTCATCTAATTGTGCTCTAGCTTGGTCTTGTGATGGCTGTAATAATGCTTGCTGTTCTTGATAAATTGCTTGTTGTAATTCTTGTGGACTTCCAGATAATTGTGCAACTCTATCAGCAGTCATACCTGCACGACCTAGTAACGCATCATATTGTGCTTGTAATTCTGGAGATAAACTAGATGTAATTGTTTTTCCATCTTGGTCTACAACATTGCTACCAGTAACTCCATAAGTGCTATATGGTGCACTCATTTCATACATCTTGTCCATTAACTGTTGTTGTCTTTCAAAGTCTTGTTGGGCGTAATCTATGTTTTTACCACCAAACAAACCACCTAAAAGAGAACCTAAATTAATTCCCCCTCCAGAACTTCCTTGTCTTTGTCGTGTAAGATTATTCAAAAATTTTGGATTCATAACACCCGCAGCTTTACCAGAGCCTCTTTTTCCTAATCCTAATGAACCTCTACCTCTTGCCATATTAATCTCCTATGCTGTGCGTTTCCACATATAGACTACTATATATGGTTGTAAAATATCGTGAGTGTGTGCTGCTCCACCACCTGCTGCTTGTATTGCTCCTTGTTGAGCAAGGTTTGGTTCTCCGCTTGTGCTATCTGTATCTGCAATTGTTGCACTACCGTTAGATAATAATAAATATTGATAACTTCCATTATTATGATTATGTGAAGGTATTTCATTAAGTGTTAATGTGTGTGAATCTGTTTCAGCACCACCTGTAGCATTAAGCGTATCAAATGTACCACTTGATGCTTTACCTACTGGAACTTTACCTTCTGCGTAAGCTGCCCAAGTACCAAATCCAAGAAGTGTTGCTGGGTTTGTTGATACAGCAGCATTCATATATATTGAACCTACTGGGTATATTGCCTGTAAAGCTGTTTGCACAAAAGCAGTTGTTGCCACTTGCGTTGTATTTGCTCCTGTACTTGCTGTTGTTGCACTAAATGCTTCGGCAGCACTACCATTCAAATCAGCCTTAGTATTTACTGCTGTTTGAACTGCTGTAAATTCAGTATTAAAATCTGCACCAGATATTACTTTTGCTGCATCAGAGTCCGATAATGCATCTTTTCCCGACCAAGATACTGCTATTGTATAATTTGCCATTATCTTATTTTCCCTTGTTTATGTAATAAAGTTAAGTCTTGTAGACTTGTATCATATCCATTTGATTCTATAGATATTTCTAATTTTAAATTTTTTGCACTTCCTGTTAATGAAGTTTTATATTCCTGCAATCCAAATACAGGTTTATAAGTAACACCTGATTTACCATACAAAGATGTACTTGCTCCCCATAAAGCTGCTGTGCCTGTTGTTACTGGATTTAGCGTTATAGATGTTGTAGGTGATGGACTTGGACTATAATCTTTGTACCATTTTAATCCTAAAGTTGCTCCAGAACCACCTTCTAAAACTAAAAATAATCTTTTAAGTAACGAAGCTGCAACTGATTGACCCAAGTTAATCCATGTAGTTGCTATATTGCTAGTAAAAGAACTATTAGTATATGTTTGTGAACCACTAGGATAAGATAAATCTGTATCATAATATCCTTCATATCCAGCAATACTTCCATCTTGTTGACCTACAAGTAATCCATATAATGTTGTATATGTTAAACTTGCTGGCTCTCTATCATTGTCAAAAACCCATGTTGTAATTCTAGGTGCATTATTTGGTGTAGCATGTTTAAAATCAAAAACATAATTTATATTTTTATCAACAAAAGATAATATATATATTCCTTCATTTTCTACATAAACACTTTTAATATTTGTGCTTTGTCCTATATTTCTAATTAATGTATCTTTAATGTTCAAAGATAAATCTAATAAAGGAAGTTTGTCTTTTTCTGTTGTACGAGCTAAAGACCTTAAACCTGTTGAAGAAATAAAAACTAAATCATCACCAATTGCTTGTACACTATCTCTACTAATACATCCAACACCATGTATAACTTCATCAAGTGCCATACTACCAATTACATTAGGGCTATTATATATAGCAATATTGTTAGTACCAAATACAACTAACTTTCCAAAAAAAGGTGCAATAGCTATTATGTCATCACTACCCCATACAGTTTTTAAATCAATTAAACCGCCATTTGAAGCACCATTTTCTGCTGTTGTTCTAAAATCATCAGCATCTAATAAACTAGAATAATACAAAACATCTTTAGATTCAGCAACACCACCTACCCACATACGACCATAAAAACCCATACCGCAACTAGGTTTAAATTCAGCAGAAGTAACACTTGAAGGTCTGTGTGCGTTATCAAACGCAGCCCATTTACTACCAGAACCTTGTGAACCATCATATCTTTGTGGCACTACACCTGCGTGTATGCAAGTTAATCTATTATTAAAATTTATAAACTGCCAATCACTTGTGCTACCAGATACAGTATGTTTAACATCAGCACCACTACTAGGAAAAGCAGCATTAGGTGAGGTAAAGTCTATTGTGTATATACTTGTACCATGACTAGCAAATACTTTATTTGTACCATTATCATTATGCTCAACAATTGAACCTATTTTTGTACCAGATGGTGTTACTTTCTGTTTTAAACCTTTTCTAAAAGCAATGCGACCAGACTCTCTTATTACAACATTTTCTGCTTTTGTAAGATAGGAAGGATTAAGTGTTGATGGATTATCTTGTGTGTTTAATCCATTAATACCTATATCTTGTAAAGGTTGATATGTAAGTTCTTTAGCCATTATCTAAAATTAACTGTTCCATGAGAATGATTTTCTTTAATATACCAATCTGATTCGTATTGTGTATTTCCACTATCTAACATAATAGCTTGTTTGATTGCATCGTTTGCCTCTTGTGCCATAAGACTAGATTGTGTACCACCATCTTCACCACGCTCAGATATTGCTCTAGCCCATGCACCAAGTATTACTGGCTTAGAAGGTATTTTTAAAACTGTACTAGCTGTAGATAAATCGTCTTGTGGTTTTACAATATCAAAAGACAATGTATGTGCTTCTGTAGGTACTGGTGATAAATCTATTTTAAGATTATTAGAACTATCACTACCATTAAAAGCGTAATACAATGGCTCACCTGTATCATCTGTAGGATATTTAACTGTGTTAATATAATTTCTACTAGCTTGATTTAGATGTATTCCAGTATTATTATTAACTACATCAATAATTTTAATTTCCTGTCCAGAATTTAAGTTGTAATTTTTTGTACCTGCTACTGTAGTTATATCAACTGTTTCTCTTAAATTTAACCAATCATGATAATTTTCTATATTTCTTTTACTATCATTTATTAAAGCACCAATTACTTTTTGATAAGCTGATACTGTACTAGATTCATTAATATTGCCAGACCAATCTGTTGCAATTGTATCTTCTCTAAGTCGTATTAGTACTTGATTTATTAATTCTCTATATGTCATATACTATCCTTTAATTATTTTTCCCCATACTGAACATCTACCATCTACTATGTCTACAACTTCAACTTGAAAATTTCCATTGTCAAAAAAAGTTACAATACCAAAAGCGTGATTCCAGTTATGTAGTCTGCCTTTTAACCATGTGTTGTTTTCTGCCGACATATCTTTTAAACAACCCATTGACCAAGCACTTATATTTCCATCTAATAATCTTGTTGATGAAAACCTCGAAACATCATGTGTGTGTCCGTACATAATGTTTGTACCATATCTTTCTAAATGTGTCTTAGCATGAGTAGTTGTTGTATACGCACCATGTACAAAAGACAATTTACCAATAGTTAAAACCTCATTGTACTTACGATACTCATAACCCCTGTCATCCCATTTACAAGCATTTCTAAATAAATACTGTTCAAGGTATGGGTTTTCTAATACAAAAGCATCTAGCCACTCATCATGATTACCTGCAAGAATATGTCGAGTATTGCATTTAACCTTGTCTAACACCCTGTCAAACCTGTCTATTTGCTTATTAACAGCTTTAACTTCTTTATCTATTTCTGGTAACTGGTACTCTAATGGTGGTCTTTTCTGTCGTTTATACCTATGCCCCGATACAGAATTCCATTCTCCAACATCACCCAGATTAATAAATATGTCTGGTTTAATTTCTTCTATTGCCTTTAGTACAACTTTGACCGCTTTCTCATCATGTATCGGAAAGTGTTGGTCGGGTATAACTACCGCCCTTTTCATTATTACCTACCTTTTGCTAATTGTGCTCCAAAGTAGAATTCGATAATCATTGTTGCCCATCTAAATATTTCATCAAATTTCAACATCCCTTCTACAGTAACATACTCTATTTCGTCTGCTGTCAATTGAAATCCTAATATACTAAAACCTTCTGTTACTGTCGGTATAACAGTTGGCACATTCCAAAACACAGGGGCTACCTGTGTAAATATAACTAAAGCTAATATAGTTAAAATAATAATTCTTCTGTTCATAGCAGCCATAGGGCTTTCTTTATCTGCTCTATCTCTTGCCATGTTGATAGAATCGTTACGAACTTGCAACGATTGTATCATTAATTTTTGTTGTTCTTGTGCTGCTTGACTTTTTAATGCAAATAATTTTGCAAAAAAACCTAATGCAATTGGAGCAACATTTGTTATAAAAGCTATCATGCAACTAATTCTAATAAATTAAACATACCTACTTCACTTGCTAAAAAATATGCAAAACCACCATAAATAAAATATCTGATTTGATTTAACATATTAAATATTTTTTGTATTTTATCGTTAGTATCGTCAATCTTACTAAAAAGTTTAGCTATTTGATTAGAATGTTTGTCTAACTGTAACTGAACTCTATTATCTTCCATTATTTTTTAAATCCTTTTTTCATTTTTGCATAAGCTTTTTTAGTAATAGTAGATTTAGACTTGGGTCTACTAATACCTTTTTTCTTTCTAGCATTAATGTTTGCGTATAGTCCTCGTTTAGCCATTACCATTTCACCTTGTTTGCCCAGTAAGCTGCACTCATTTTACCTTTTTTAATATTTTTACCATGTCTAGCTTTAAATGATTTAGACCTAGCTGTTGTTTTTCTGTCGCCAGTAACTCCTTGTTGACCAAATCTAATTGTTTTAATTTGGTTTCCATCTTTTGCTACTACAACATGGCTTTTTGTTTTATGGCTAGGTGTACGTTTTGGTTTGTTAAACCCAGATACACCTGCCCTTGTTAATCTTGAATCTTTAGCCATTATTTCTTTTTACCTTTTTTTTTCATTGGTGGACGACCTCTTTTTTTTCCGTATGTACCTTTTCCGTATGGCATATTATTCTCCTAGTTTGCTAGTGGGTTATCTAACGCTCTTTGTAATCTTGTGTTAAGTCTTTCTTCTAAATCTTTAATTTTTCTATCTGTATCAGAATAAAGAGCATCTCTTCTTTGGTCAAATCTTGTATCAGCATTGTCAATCATTGTACCTACATCTGATTTTTGATTTTGTAGTTTTGTTTCTACATCATTAACAATACTTTCAAGATGTCGCATATCTTCTCTAACTTCTACTTTAACTTCTTTAACATAAGTAATTTGTTCGTCAACATTATCTTTAATTAAATTAATTTCTTCCTTAAACAAGTCAATTTCTTTACTCACAAACTCCATATGTGTGTTTACTGTAGACATATGTTCATTAATAACCGCTAAATCTTGTTCTATACCTGACAAATCTGGTGCAATATAAGAGTTTATTTTAGATTCCATGTCTAAATATCTTTGATAAACTTCAAATCCACCCCATGCACCACCTAGTATTGTACCTATTAATGGAACAATAAGTAGTAATTTACTTCCACCTACTTTAATACCACCATATTCTACTTCTGCCATTGTAAATCCATCAATTTATTATGTAGTATTTCATTAGCAAGTCCGTTCCTTAAACCTCTTTTGTTATCTGGTATATCTTT